GCACCTTCAAACTGACCAATTTCGCCAGCCCAGATTGCATCATTGCTCTGGTACTCGTGCGGGTTACGCCACGATGCAGCACCAGTTTCGGCACGAAGATCGTGAGATACTTCTGGGTGAATACCACACCAGTATAGTGATCCCTTACGACCATTAGCCTTGTTGGAACGAAGCTTTGCAACAGCGTAACGGATATCGGCAGCAGATAGTGTGTCATCTGAAGTGATACCTGAAGTTGTTGTTGCAGTGGTTGTTCCACCAGTTGCGTAAAGTACGTTAGTACCTGTTAGCAATGCATCCTGTGCTAGTTCGTCAATAGAATCAGCCATGTTGAATGCAATGATGTTAGCAACAGCAGGGTCTACATCTGCAAGAGATAGAAGACCAAGCTTCTTGCTAACCAAAGTAGCGTTACCATACTCGTTTAGAGTAATAGTTACCAGGTCTGGAGTTGCAAGAGCAACTGCAGTTGGATCTACTTCTTCAGACAGAACGCTCTTAGCAACTGCCATGTCGTTGTAGATCTGTAGAGCTACAGATGAACCTGGCATTGCCTGACGTGCTGGCTTCTTGTCTGCTACTGAACGTAGCAATGGGGTTGAGCGTAGTTCAAATTCAACAAGGCGATCATACGCCTTCTGAACTAGACCAGCACCGTTTGATGGTGTGAAGGTACCAACGTTGTTAGCGGAAGAGTAAGCTCCACCACCGAGACCACCGTTAGTTGCTGCACTACCACCCGATAAGCCTGTTACAGCCATGATTATTCCTTAGGGGTTGTGTGATTGATTACGAATCTGCGCCGTAAATCATTTCCATTAATTCTTCGGCACTCTGAGCGTTGTTAAGACGTGAGAACATGTCATTAACATCGTCAGGAGAAAGAGCAGAGCCTGTTACAGCATCAATCTGTCGCAGTGTAGATAGATTTTCTTGGTCTACCATAGACTGCTTTACTTGAGCTTGAACACCAAAGACTTCTCCATACTCATCCAACCATTTGCTAATTGATTCTGGATCATTAGCAACATCTGATGGAATAAATGTAGCAATCTTAGGATTAACTCCTCTTTCATTTAGAACGGAACTGACGACAGACTGACGCTGAAAGCTACGTAAACCTTCTAGTTCAGTTTCTAGTTCCTTGATACGCTTAGACTTAGCGCGATCAGCTTTACGTAGGTTCTGTAACCCACCAGTTTGATCTTCTTCCTCAAAGAGGTCATCGTCGTCTTCGTACCATTCATTATTGTTACTCATCGTAACTATCTCCCTTATTCATTAGTTGAGCGCAGACCACAAAGCTATACGGGGAATATAGCTTGGCTTCCACTACCAGTCTGTTACGTCGTTGGGGCTGGTCGATCCAACGAGAGCTTTATACTTGAGCCTTGCGACTCAATGATCCAGTCTTAATACCTGACGATCCACCAAACTCTGCACGAGCTTGTGAAGCTAAACGCTTTGTACGCTTAGAAGTCTGACCAAAAAGATTTTCTTGCTCAAGTTCTTTTTGAATACCTTGAACATCATTTTCGCCAAACATTCTAGCTGCTTGCTCATAGCCAGTTTTTTGTTCAGCAACTTTAGATAAACCAATACGTGCTTTGCCACGATCAATACCTTGGCTTGAAAGAAAATTAGCACCAAGAGCAGACTTAATGCCAATTTCAGTTTCAGCTGCTTTAACTTCAGCAATATCAATTTTGTTCTTTAGATAGTCTGAACCTTCTTTACCAAGAAGCAAACTATTTGCAATTTCGTTGTCAGTAATACCTGGATAAAGTTTACGTAGTTCGTCTACTAATGGTTTATCATCGCTATTAACAGCATTAGTTACTCTTGTATATGCAGAATTAAAACGTTTTTGCAGTTCAGTTACTGACACATCATTAGAAATAAAACTTGCAAAGTTATCACGTGTAGCTAAACCACCAGCTTGATATGCCTTCATGGTTTCTTCATACATTTTTTCATTATAAAGATATTCAGCTTCAGAAAGAACTTGTTTTCCAGCAGCAAGACGAGCTGCATTTCCCTTAAATCTATCTTGATAAGTTTGAGTTTTGCGAAGTTCGTTATAAATAACATTAGTATCTTCAGCATCGTAATCTTGAAGCAGTTGAGTTATAACACTAGCTAATTCAGGTAAACCAGCATCAATGAATATTTGTTTAAGATCTTCCCAACCAGCCATTATATCTTTCCAAACTTAGATAAAATATCATTTGCTATTCCAAAAACTTTGTCTTTGTTTACGTCAGCCCATTTATCAGATTTACGTAAAGTTTTAACAAAAGCTTGATTGCCCACTGGGTTTCCTTTATCGTCAACTGCTTTCATTGCAGCATCAAGATATTCGTTTTTAAGATCAATGCTATCTACATTTTCTTTTAACTCAGTAGCAATAAGTTGACGATAACCAGCAGCAAGATCTTCAACACTATTAAAACTATCTAGCTTGTTAGCCCATGCACTATACTGTTGTTTTGCAATATTTGTAATATAGTCTTTTGATTTATTAACATCAAAATCTTGCGATGTAATTCCTCGCACCTGATTAAGTATCCAATCATTTGCAACTGTTACATTATTCTTTTTAGCCCAGTCACGAATTTGATCTTCTGCTTCGCCAGCACTACCAAATAAAGAACCAATTTTTTCTTGATCAGTTTGACCAGAATAATTAATGTAGCCAGAAATTAAATCATTTATTTCTGATGGATTAAAACCATTTTGTAAACTAGTACGAGCTAGTTCATCAGCTTGAGCATCAGTTAAAGAAACACCAAGCAATCCTGCTGCATCTTGAATGCCTGACTTACTACTTTTAACTTTCTTTGCAAATTCTCCTGCTTGTGCAGGATCATTAGCTATTACATAATACTCACGTTGAGCTTGACTTTTTTCTTTATACCAATTAAGTGATCGAAGCCTAATTGTAAACATTTCTTTACTAAACTCTTCGCCACGTTTTTGCGCTGCCCATGCTTCATCAAACAAAGTTTTAAGTTCTGGGTTTGAATTAATAATTGCAAGTGGAATATCATAGCTAGTAGCTCGAGCAGCTTGAGTAATCCAACCTTGATTATCATCCCAAACAGCACCTTCTGCTGGTTCTGGTGGTTTAACCCAAGGATTTTTTTTCTTATCTTTGCCAGTGTTAGCAATCCAAGCAGAGCCTGGCTTTGGATCTGGAGTTGTTGTTGTAGATGTAGTGGTTACACCATTAGTGGTACTCGTGGTTGTACTTTTAGCCATGTTAACCTAATTCAATCGGAGATTTAATAGCGTCCATAAAATAATCTAAATATTTTGTAGCTTTGTTATATCCTTCTGCTTCTGGATTAGCTAACGCTTCTTCGCGCATTATGGATTGCATAGTATTTGAATCAACTCCACCAGATTGAGTTTGAGTTGTTGTATTACCAGACTTAGTGCTTACAGTAACCTGTGGATTTTTCTTCTCATAAGCCTGAAGTTTAGAAACAAAATCATTTAGTTCGTCTTCTGAAGCACCACGACCAACAGTTTGCTGAAACAGTTGATCAATAGCAATTTCAAATTCTTCTGGTTTAAATTTTTGGTGAACAACCTGTCTTTGAGTACCGCCTCCGCCACCAAATGACGTAGAACTATAGCTACCAGTAACAGGAGCGTTAGCAAGATAAGCATCAAAACTTAAAATCTTTTGAGTACCAGTTTGAGTTGCTGCTAAAGCAGTATTTGCTGCAGTTGCATAAATTAATGCATTTGCTAATGCTTGCGAAAACAAAGGATCTGGAGCGTCACCTTGAGCAATAGAATTAGCACTACTTTTTGGGTTTGCATACATTTGTTTTTGATCAAGTAAAGTTTTTAATTCTTGGATGCCACCAGGCTTAGACATTTTTTCTGTAATAATTTTTTGTAGTGCTTCATCCATAGAGATAGGAGAGCCAGCTGCTGCGCCCATACTAGTAATTGTGCTTGGCAAGTACTTTCCAGTTAAATTATCGCCAATAAATGCAATTGCTATTGGTTGTTCTGCTGGCTGTTGATTCCATTGATATCCATTAATACTATCATTCCAAGCAAAAGCACCTGGACCAAAAAGATTTCCAGTTGGTTTAATAGTTACTGGAGGTTTGCCAGTTCCCATTGTACCTGCGCCAGTACCAGCAGTAGTAACATTAAATGGTGGTCTATATGGTTTAGAACCACCTGGACCACCGAATGATCCTGTTCCTCCGCCAGCCATTAGTTTCCTACCTTCTCAATAACGTTTCTATTTACTCCAGGTTGTGCATCGCGTGACTTTGCATTCATCATTTTGAGTAATCCATACTTGTAATATTGTTCAACTGTTCTGCTTGGATCAGCATTAATTAACTTTTGAATTTTTTCTTGAGTTTCTCTTTTTTTAGTACGCTTTAAATCTGCAGCACCTGAAGGATCTAAAGTATCAATGTAATTTGCATACTCTATGAACTCGTTAAATGCTGAATAAGCTTCGTTAATACTTCTTTTTACTTCTAATTTAACATCAGCGTTAGGAGAATTAACATAATTGTATGCTGATTGAATAAAATCTGAGGCATCACCGTTATCTTTACCTGAAGCAATATATTCTTCTAGTCCAGGTACGCCGCGTTTGTAATCTCTGCGCCAATCTTCATAAGCCTGAAGAGATGCTCTACGTAAATCTACATTTGTAAATGGAATACCACGAAGTTCTTCTTCTTCTTGATCATTAATATCGTAGTAAGCGTTAGCATATTCTTTAAGCATGATGTCTTCGTAGTAAGCTTCAATGTATCCTTGAGCAGTTTTATTTTCGGGAATTCTATTTGTAATTCCTGCTGCTTCTGCCCACTTATAAACTCCAGGACTAAACTCACCAGTGTTAGGAGCAAACATTAATGCGCCATTGCCATACTTTTTAATTGCTTCTTCGTTGGTAATGGTCCAGTCTTGCATTTCATTTGAATATCTAATGATTGGCTTTACTGTTTCTTGATCTGTGCTTACAACATAAACAACTTTACCTGGGTTTTCACCCATCCAAGTAGCAAGAGCAAGTTCATAATGGTTTTCAACATCTGGATACTTTAATTTAAGCTGATCAAGAACTTCAAAGAAGCTTGATTTCATACTTACAATGCCAGTATCTTTTAAGTATGTTGGCAAATCTTTTGTATCTTTTGTTTGAACAGCAAATGGAAGAATCATTCCAAGTAATGCACGAGTAACAATAATGTTATGAGCACTAACCTTTATGGTCTGTAAATACTTGCGCTTATCTTCATCAAGTAAGGCTTGGTTAACAACTCCATTTTCATCAACATACTTTTTATCAGTCGGATCAATACCTAAATCATTTGCCTGATTGTAGGCTAACGCTTGCATGTAGGCAGATACTTCTTGTTGAGATCTTTCATCTGGAGATAGCATCTTCCAAATGTTATTAACAAACTTAGGTGTAAGCGAACCTTTTAAAGTAACATTGTCGCCCATTGAACCAAGTGTCCATTGATCTAAATCTTCAGCAGCATTTTTAGTTGTTTTAAAATTACCAAGCAAAGACTTTACGGCAAGTACAGAAATTGATCCTGCTGGACCAGATAGATACGGAACACCAGCATCAGTCTGGAATGAAGGGTTACCAGCAGTTAAGTTAAATGTAATATCGTTAAACAATGGTTGTCTGACTGAAACTTCGTTACCTGTAAGAGCGCGAAGAGTGCCATCAACTGCACCATAGATAACATCGTCCATTGGAAGTACAACGTACTTTTCTCCATTTGAATCTTCGTGGACATCTCCAGTAGCATCTAAACCTTGGTTCATCAGACGCATACGGTAGATAGTATTTAACTTGTTTTCTTTAACAAGACGATACATACGTCGATGGAAATCTTCTACTGCGCGATAGAAACGACCAACAGTTCTAATGTTGTAAGCAAACACTGTGCGTATATCTGGATTATCAGCATACTTAAGAACTCTATTGGTAGCTTCTGTTATTGCTCTATTAGTAAAGAACTCTTTAGATACCGCTTTACCTTGAGCTAGGGCTTGATCTGGATCTAAACCTTGTTTAATTAATTTCTTTGCAATCTCATCTGCGTAGCCAGCTTCTTCGGGTGCGTGTTGCTTGCGAGATAATATGTAGTGAGCATGAACAATTGGTGCACGTACCATATCGTCATTCTGTCGAGACATTGCTTCAAAGGCTCCGTCTCCCCACTTGCGAAGATTTCCCTCAAAACCTAATTTAACATCTGTCAGGTCAGTAACAATTTCGTTTTTAGGTTTGTAATCTTTAACTAATTTTGAATAACTTGGAATTTTTATTTTTCCACTTGGGTAAAGTACGTCTTCATTTCTAGCTATTTGATTAAGAATTTTTTTATGATCTCTGTGGTATCCCTTTATAAAAGGTTGGAATACTTTTACAAGGTTAGCATTAAATTGATTTACGTCTCCATGAAATGCAACATAAAGATCTGCAAAAGTATCTCTAATAAAACCTTCAACTTTTTTAACATCTGATAAACCATCAAATTTTGCAAAGTGAGTTGATGAATTAATAAATCTTTGAATATCACCAAGCTTTTTATTGCTTGTATACCATACTCCGTCGCGGAACCTAAAACCAACTGCTTCTAAAAATTGACCAACAGCTTTGTCTACATCTTGTTTTGTTTGTAAGCCATTGTTAGCAATAAATAATCTTGCAGGATTAGCGTTTGCATTTTTTATGCCACCAATTTCAAATCCATCTTGATTAAATCTTGTAATAAAGTTATGAAACATTGTAGCGTCAACAACTTCATCGGTCATGTTCTTTAATTTTTTAACTTCAAAAAGTCCAGATGGAGTAAGTTTTGCTTCTTCAAGAGATAAATCACTATTCTTTTTTGAAATTAAATGATCTCCACCACGAATGGTTTGTTGATTCATGGTTGCATCAATAACTTTTAATGAAGTTGAATCAGCTAAAAATTGCGGATTAAATTCTCCAAGATCATGCAAATATTCTTTTTCAACTAAATCAATGTTGTCACCGTACTTGGCTGTGCCAAGTTTCATAAATTCTCTTTTAGCAGCTCGATTAGCTTCAAACCTACTAGCGTAATTGCCATCATAGTAAGCTTCATCAATCTGTGCGTTTACTTCATCGCGTTCTTTTTTACTAATAGTCCTAACTGGACCAATGCCTTTTCCAGTTAACTTGCTAAGACCAGCTTGCAAAAAATCTTTTATAGGACCAGTAGCTTTATTGCTTCCAGCTGCTGCAGCAAATGATTTACCATATCTTTGTGCTTTAACAAATTCTCTAAGTTCTGGAACTGTAGCAGTTAATGTATAAAGAAAACCTTCATCAATTCCACTTCTAATACCAAGTTGTGGAAATAAAGTTAAAAGACTCCATTTGTCCATAAAGTCTGCAACAACTTTGCTATTATAAGCTCCGCCAATAAGTCTGCTTGCAGTTGCAACATCTAGTTTTTTATCTGCCCGTAACTGATTGTATGCAACAAACTGAGAAGCTAAACGCCAATTTATAGGACTAATAGCATCTTTTAATTGACCTGGTTGGATTGGACCGCGAATGGTTCCATCTATTAATTCGCTTCCAAAATGTTCAGGATGAACAATTTCATCTGTAACACCAAAAAGTCCGTCACCATAACGACTATTAATTTCAGTGTCAATATACTTTTGTCCACCTGGTAGACCATGAATACCAGCACTACGGAAAGTTAATATATCAAGATTCTTTTTAAGTAAAATTCTTTCAGCTTGAGTTGAACTTATAAAATGTTCAGTATACAAACCAGCTAATACTTTATCTTTAAAAACTAAATTAGCTTGCTGCTTCAAGGTTTCAATGGTGTCAATAAATCTTTCATCGGTTCTAACACCTTTGTCTCCTGGATGCAAAGAAAATTGATACTCAAGACGTTTAAGGAATTTTTTAAGACCCTTACCTGCTGCATCTTGGATTACTTTTTCTACATCAGTAAGATTTCCAGAACTTAAATCAGAAAGAAGCTTTGTAGTTCCAGCTTCATCTAATTGATCAAAAGCTGCTTTACCTCTAAATATTTCTTTAACTTTTTCTTTAGCCTTTAAAGTAATTTCACGGGTAGGCTTAGCATAAACTGCACCCTTTTTAGCAAATGCTGTACCAACAACTCTGCCTTGAATTAATCTAGCAAAGTTTTGTGGTTCTTCTTCAGTAAACTTTGCCTTAAAACTATCAAAGTCAGTTACTTCTTCACCAGCCCAAAAATTAATTTCTTCAGGTGTGCCATGATCTGGATAGCGACTTTGAATTTGATCTTTAATTTTATTTGCTTCACGAGCATTTCCAGCTTTAGAAGCTGCAGCATACTCGCCAATTCTTTCGCCGTATCCTTCAAAGTACTTAGCAACTCCAGGATCAGCAAAGTGTGCAACAACATCTCTGCTAGTTACTAATGCCTTAGTTAATCTTTCAGCCTTAAAGAAAGTGCTTCGACCTGCAGTTAAATAAGTTAATGGATCGGCAAAAATTTGAAAAGCTAAATCAATAGCACCAGATCCAGCTTTAAATGCAAATTCTCCAGATACTAAACCAAAACGATCTTCTGCATCCCTGTCAAATTTTTTATTTACCCAACGTGCTACTGCGCGACCAGGAGATAAACGTGCACGGTCAAATTCGTCCATAACTTCTGCAACTTTATCTGGCTCATTAAATACCTGATTAACTGCTTGAAGAATTGCTCCATCATTAGGACCCCATGCGTCAATAATTTCGCCAGGAGTTTTACCAGCAAGTAAATGCATTGCAGCAAAGCTAAGTTCTTTACCGTGTTTTTTTTCTAATTGTTCTTTAAGATTTTCGTCATAGCTAAAGTCGCCATCAAATGATATTTCAAAATTAGAACGGGTCCAAAAATTTTCTCTGTTAGTAACAGCATCTTGAGCCATTGTGTACGGAGCATTAAAAGCTCTTTCATACTGTCCAGCTGCTCCCATAACAGCTCTAAGAGGAGATTTAAAAAAATCACCAACACTAAAACCGTTATCAAGACCAAGCAATTTTCGCTTTGCTGGATCTTCAACAATTAAATCTTTATGTGCTTTATTAGCATAATCAACTTTGTAGTAAGCCTGAAGAGTTTCTTGCTCTTCCTTGCTTAATTTTTTAAATTCTTCAGAAGCCTTTTTATTATTCATCTTCATTAATTTTTCGTGAGCACCTTTAATTGAAGACCAAGTTTCAATTAAATTTCGTTCTTCACGAGTTAAATTTACACGAGCACCAGCAGCATAAAGAGCAGGACTAATTTCTCCAACAATTGGTTTTAATGATTGTTTTACTGCACGGGAAGGATCGCCAATAGGTTGTTGAGCAAATGGGCTAGGTTGCTCAAATGGACTTTCTTGTTCAAATGGTCCAGGTTGAATAGTCACTAAACAATACCTCTGGCGTTTAGATCATTTAGAATCATTTCAATTTCACCTGATGGATCATTTTGTGCAAGACGACCAAGAATTTGAGTTGCATTAAAACTACGTGCTGGAAGATTAAGAGCTTCTGGTCCAGGACCTGCACCTAGTGGGCTACCAGAGGTAACTGGTTCATTTGGAAATTCAGTTGGAGCAAATAAGCCAGTAACATTTGGTTGTCGTGGTGCTGGTTGTTTTGCCATAGGAGCACCAGCCATTAGTTCTTCAGTAGCTTTGCGATCTCCATAAACATTTGGATTACTTGCAGTCATCATATCGGTACGCTGTGACAAAGCACCTGGTCCAGAAACTGGTTTAGCTTGACTATTGGTACGAACTGGTCGGTTACCACCTTGCTGTGCCATAACTAATCCTCTTCTTCTTCTTCAACAAAATCATTTTCTAATGCATGTTGGATTAATCCAGTTACATGCCATATTGGTGATTTATCATCAAATATTGTACTTGCCCAGTATTGACCGTCACCATCAAAAAACTCTGCGGTAACAAAATAAGTAGTACAGAATGCACCATCTTTATGAAATGTATGTCCGTACTCATCAAGTAAATCTTTTAATTTACTTCTAAATAAAACTAAACGTTCTTCTTCTGTCATGCCCCGCCACCCAGACGAGCTAGAATACTAGCAACATCTGGTGGTGGACCTGCTGGCTGTTCGGCTGCAGGTGCTGGAGCACCTTGTTGCATTCCTTCAGGAGCTTCAGGTTGTTCAGGCATTCCTGGAGCTTCTTCTACTTCAGCTTCTTCTTTCTTAAAAATCTTCATAACGGCATCTTCAATAGAAGTGCCCTTCTTCTTCATGTCAATTACAGTAGCAATCTTTTCAATAATGTCTGAAGGATCTGCACCGTTAGAAGCCATCTGCGGAATAGCTTGAGTCAATGCTCCAATAGAACCAGATAGGGCATCTCTCATTCGTTCAATGTCAATGCGATCTTTTTCAAGACCAACATTCATACTCCAAGGTAGTTCGCTCATTACAAACTCACGTGACAACAAACCAGCTTGTAGAGCCTGTAGCGAGAAGATAAGGGCGCGTGATGGATCAAGTCCAGCCATAACGCCATAGCGAACCTGAATACTGTAGTCGCTCTTAATATCTTTAGAAGGCTTGTAGCTAATTTCATATGGTGCACCTTGGTAGATGCCAGCCATAGTCTTATCTTCATCAAATAAAGTCTGGTCAATGTGAAAACAAAGTTCCATAACTTTTTGGAATGTTTCAGCAAGGATTTGCTGACCAGCTTTTATCTGCGAATCAAAGCCGCCAAGAAGTGCTTGAACTCCAGAACCTGTAATAATAGACGCATCAATGTTACCTGATCTTCCCTCTGGGTAACGAGCACCCATTCGCATTTCTTGTTCAAGTAGTTGTTGTTCAGTAAATGCACCAGTAGGCAACTCAAGGGCTACGCGACGTACACCCTGTGGATTGTTGGTGCGAATAACAGAGTCAGGACCAAAGGCAAATTCAGATACGTCATTAGGTAGAACCAATGGAGCTTGTACAGATTTTTCTGCAGCTTCCATAGCCAACATGCTAAAGCGAGCACGAGCAATCTGCGCCCAAAGTACGTCATCAAACTGACCGCGTGGGTCATCTAGGTCAAGTCCTGGACGACGAGCAACTATAACCGAAAGCATTCCAATTGGATTTTTAGCCTTGCGAAGAATCAAGTTACCGCGTTGAGGTAAGAACAGAACTACCTGATCAGCATCTTCATAACGCATTAGTTCCATATTGGTGTCATAGTCGGTCATGTCACGACCAAGACTTCCAACAATTACTGTTTCGTATTCAGGAAAGTCAACAATTAATTCACGAATTGTTTTAATGTACTTCTTCGTAAATGATACACAACGACCAAAGCGATCAAACTCTGGGTAAGAACCCATTGGATTCTCAATACGAATGTGTGGCATCTTTGCGTCAAAGTTAGCGTCAACAAAGATTGGCAAGAAACCATAGGTTAAGTACCAGTCAGCACCTGTATACATCTGAGTTTGAAGCCCAGAGAATTCAACATAGTTGTTGGCAATGATAGTTCGCTTGTCAGAAAACTTCTTTGCTTTATCGGAGTTAATACTTGGAGTTGAGCAGTTAAACGAAGGAAGTGGAGCAAGAACTTCAGCAATGTCACGGGCAGCAACGTCAACAAAGTTAGCAATCATTGGACGAGACATGCCCTCTGGGAACATATCTGGGTACACGGATTCCATGTTGCCACGGCGAACAGCAGTAATATCTGCCATGCGATAGTCACGTTCACTATATCGACGTGTAAGAGCTAATACCTTATTGGTTACTTGCTCGGTTGATAATGCCATTTAATTTCCTAGTATAGACCTGACAATGTTTCCATTGCCATCTCATCAAGGTTTACAATACCCTGCATAGCAACGTTTCTTCTTGTTGCCCACTTGTTATTTGCATGAGCCGTTCTGAAATTACTTTGTTGAATTAATTCTTTTGCTCTAATCTCACAGAACCATAGTGCCATGACACAGTCGGTTGGTCCTTTAGTATCAGCTTTCCAGGTAATTAACTGGTTAACCAAAGCCTTAACGTGCTCATTAGAGTTATCAGGAAGCTCAATAAGGTTATCCCGATTGTACTTTCCATCACGCATACTACCAAACAAGGATGACATGGCAGCTACACCGAAGTTAACATCCCACTTGTTCTTGCTGGTAAAATGCTCCCGTAGTGCCGTACCACGGCTGGCAAGCCACATTCGCAGCTGATCATCAAGCGAGAAAGCTTTCTGATAAGCGTTGATTTCAATGCGTAGCTCTTGGGGTTTGTATTCTTCTACCCATTCCTTGATTAAGCTATCAATCTTTTGTGGCGTAGATTCAGCCATATTGTGCACATCAAGGACATACCGTTTGTTGGTCTCTCGGTTAACTGCATAGACAACCATGGCGGTTTTACCAGACATGGCAGGGTCGAGTCCCATGATAACAAACCAAGAACCCTCTGGTTTAGGGTGACCAGGAGCATTAAAGTTTAATCTGCCCACTTTACGCATACGGTTGATTGAACCATTAACAACGGGAAGAGGGAAGATGGCATCTTCTTCGACATCTTGCTGTTGATAAACAAGTGCCCACGTGGAGGGGCTAACCTCGCTACGACGGTCAAACAGTCGCCTACCGTCCCACTTTACAAAGTGCCCGTTTTCATCGGGTGTAAGCAATTCTGGATCATCAAACTCGTCAGCCCCATCCAGCGGTCTATCAGACCTAGCCCAGAGTGTCTTCCACTTCTCAGGCTTATCGTCAAACTCAAGTACAGCTGGCATAGCTAGGTAAGTGAAAGGTGACTTACCGCCAGTCCAGTGCTCTGGATTTCTAATTTCTTTATATAGATCTATTGAAGAAACTCTAGTCCCTGCAATCAGAAGCGTCCCAGTCGAACCCACACGGGTAACTACCATCTTCTGCAACCAGTTGAGCTGCTTCTCCCATTCGTGCGCGTTTGTCGTTGAGACAATATCGTCCATGATGATTAGATCCGCACGAGTACCGTAGATCTGTTGTCCAATACCAAGAGCTTGAACCGTCGGGTCCTTCTCTCCTGATTCGCGTTCGAGATAAATTCTGTCTGCAGTCCATTGGTCTGCCGTCTCCTTATAGCCCCCTGGGGGTCCATACACCTGTTGCATCTTAAGCCATGGCTCTTCAGTCATGCGCTGCTTCAGGGAGTATAAGAACTCCTTGGCACGGGTCTGGGTCTGAGAAATAATAACAATGCGGATATTGGGGTTAAGCGCGATTTTGTACATAGCGTAGTTAACCGTCATTGTGGTTGATTTGGCGTGTTCAGGTGGCACGTTAATCAGAAGCCTACGGCGGTTACCTGGCTCGTAGGTCATGGAAGAGTGTTGCCACGTCGGGTCGTGACCCTCAAGAACGTCAATCCAGTTTTGCTGATGAGGGAATACCTCGGTGTTCAAGAACTCTCTGGAGAACGTGGCAAAATCTATTTTATGTTTATTCTCGCCTAATGAGGCGGCAATGGCATCTGACCCAAAGTTAGAGGCTTCCTCAACCTGCGCCGCAAATTCCCCATCTAGGAGCCAAGATCTAAGGGCGGTCTTCTTCTTCCCCACAGCAGCAAGGGCGGAATCCATATCGATGCCCTGCTTGAGAAATGAAATAAACTTTCTCTGATCTTCAATTTGCCGAAGTCTGGTATGGTGTTGATCTCCAGCTTTAGCAGCCATAATAAACCTAATTATTCTCTAGTTATAATATAATACTATAAAGACTATAGCGAGACCTCGTAGAAGGTCTCGTAGTTAATAGGCAAGCCATAAGGCAGGCTTGCTTAATATTATAACCTCTACTAATACTAACCCTGTTACAGAAGACTTGTAACGCTCTGTTACCAAATTGTTACCTAAATCACATAGATTGTTATAAAGCTAAACAAATAAATAATACTAGGGGCAAACAACTAACAATAAATTATATTAGACTCTACAGTACTACACCCAGACAGCGTTAACAACTGGGGGTCAAGTCTAACCTGTTACAATACCAGCCACCCCATAGAGTTCTACAGTCTAGAGGGGTACAGTATGGAGCAGAGATAGACCCCCTACCAGCAGACTGACTGCCCCTACCCCTACTAGTAATAACGTTACATCGTTTTAAATAGACTTGTTGTTTGGTTGACTGTCTGCTTACCGTTTCTTTCCCCCCTTGGTTGACTTTTATGTTGCCAGTCTTTTTTGCATTTTGTTTCCATCGAATCGTTCGGTGGTTGGATCCCGTAGGAGGTTAAGATGCAGTACTACCTTTACAACGTTCTGATCGGCTTGAGCAGCAAGTCGTACCCAACTGAGAAGGCTGCTGGCTGGAACGCAGTGAACCAGCGCGAGAACCACCCAGTGCTAGCAGACCCTGAGTTGACTGACTCAGAACGCTTCGTCAAGATCGTACCTATCAACAAGGTACTGACAGAAGCAGAGATCGCAGCGTGGACACCAGAGTTCGAGTCAGCCTGGTAGACCACGAACCGAGCGGGCTGGAGCGAGTAATCGCTCTGGCTCGCTCTCTCGTTTAGTTTCAGTAGTTAGCAAGGCAATTACCAAGTAGACAATGATAAAGGAGTAACAATGTTAGAAACAATTAATGGATTCGACCTGCTTCTAGTCCTAGTAATAGTAGGGCTAGTCTTCAAAGCAATGCGCCTCAATGATGAATGTAATTCATATGTGCGACAAATAGTAGAAGTATCTCAAGATAATCATTTCTTAAAGCTTGACATACAAACACTAAGTGCAGAAATAGATAGTTTGAACAGTACCCAAGAATGTATGTATTGCTTAGGTATAGAGGAAATGGTAACGGGCGAAGAATGTTACTGTGCCTAATTCTAGACACTTTGGTGACGACCACCTGCTTCGCGGGTTGGTCGTTGCTATGGTTTCTAGACAGATTCCAGCCAGTCACAGAACAGGAGAACACAATGACTGAGCAAGTGTACGAAGACGACGAGAAGATGAGATCTATTCTCGATGTACTAAAAGCAGCCGAGCTATTCGGTGAGGTTATATCAGTGAGGAACCTGGTAAGTTCAGATGAACTTGACACTGAGGACACCGAAGAAGATGATTGGGCAGACATCCAAACTAAGTATGGTCACGACACTGCAGACTATGTATTCGGTGATGTAGTAATAGGTGGCATTGACGGATGGACAGTAACTCCAATTGCATCTACCATCTCACTAGATATCGAGCCAGTATCAGGTCACGATTGGATATCACCAGTCACTAACACTGGTCGCAAGATCTATGTAGTTACTGGAGTACAAGCAAGTTGTGGACTCAAGGAAGCAGACTGCTTCGAGTCTAGTTGTAAGCATGTGCCTGTACTAGAAGAAGAAGATGAGATTAGGTATGAATTCAAACAAGACTGGAACTCTATGGCTGACCGACCAACTGAGAATTTCTTTATGGGATTACCTGGACTTAGGTACATAGAGAATGACCAGACATACTTCACTCGTATCAACACAGTATGTAGCAGTTGCTACCTGTATACACCATCAAGACTAGAAACCTGTCAGAATTGCGACAGAGTTCTAGTCGCAGTATAGCTTGGGAGTAGGACAATACCGAAACCAAAACCTGCTACCCACGCAGGTAAAATAAAGGGGAGACTCCTGAGTATGAGTATAAACTGCTCATTAATTATGTCAGATAATCGCCACGCCCCCACTTCGCGGGGGGCGTTGGCTCCTCGGAAGGATAAGGATCACAATGGATAACACAATGACAGTGAGTGGCAAGTTGAAGAACATCAGAGAGTTCGATCAGTATGGCTTGATGATGGTAGCACAGTTGACGCAGAAGATTGGTAACGAACGAGCAAAGTTCACAATCCCAGTAGCCTGCTTCGACGAGAGTATCGCACCTGTACTACGAGGATTGCGTGAGATGCAAGACGAACTAGGATTTACACCAGTAGTAAACATTACTGGTGAACTAGATACTAAGTTCGATACACGACCTAACGTACAAAACGATCAGCGTAACCAACCACTAACTCGAATACTAATTACATCAGTAGAACTAGCAGAAGTCTAGATCAATTAGAGGGAGTCAGAGCACTATGCTCTGGCTTCCTCTTTTATTGTAAGCGCAGTAGGTAGCTAGGTTGCTACTAAGTTTAAAACAATTAACAATAGGAAGGTAATACAAATGACAACATCAACACAAGAGATAGACTTAGGTGCACTGACACCAGAACATTTAAAGAATGTTCAAGAAGTATATAAAATCATGGCATTCTTACTAGATGAAGATGCTAACTATGAAGCACTAACAACAGAACAGTACGAACTAATTAACACAGCTTGTACTAACATCAAGATCCGTGATGGCGTACTGAAATACTTTGGTGATGCACCATTCAACGTACGAGTAGACATTATGAAATCATTTACAATCATTAGTCAGTTGCTTGTTGACCGAGCAGATGATGATGCTGATACACAGGCAATTGGTAATTTAACAATGATGATTGCAGCACTAATGTTATGCCATGCAGGTATACTGTCAGACTTTGATGAAGACCGTGATGTTGACTATGAACTAACACTAGTTGACAAGTTATTGAATGAAGCAGAAGCACTAGGTTGCCAAGCTAGTTTACTAGGTCTACTACAACTAGCACGTCGCCACGATATCCCACCAATCATATTCTATCAGTCACTAGTAGCAGTATCATTCCACAAAGTAACAGATCCAGAAGGACATCTAAATGACTAAGTTACAAACAGTAGAGAAGACTCATAAAGAAAAAGAGTATAACAAAAGACATCTTCGCTGCACTTATGATGCAAGCAAAGAGTTAAAAGCAAACCACAAAGAAGAATATAAAGAACTGCTTAACAAATATAAATTAAAAGCAGGAATAGTATCACGTGACTTAACTAATAAGCATAAAGAAAAACTAATTGAAGTCATAACAGAATCAGAAACAGCAAGTGATTAAGTCCGAAGCTGTATGCGATAGGTGCAACACACCTGTTGAGTTTGAGCACGTGACACCAGGTTACTTTGCTTGGTGTCCACATCACGATGAAGACATGGACAAATGGGAATGCAGAATAGAGGTATGGAATGATCAAGACTAGTAGCGGTACTGTGTACTACACACAACACGAAGTTAATCTAAAGATCAATGAAGTAATGGAAGATGGTTACAAAATTACCAATGCTATCTACGAAAAAGCAAGAGAGATGGATTGGTGTAGCGAGTATGATGACTGGGCTTATGAAGTAAATAAAGATCTTAAGTTCTTTGAAGTACCAGTTATGCGTAGAGAATGGGCAGTTACATACACTATTGAACGCTTACAAAGAGCAACAGTAACAGTACAAGTAACTGCACGTGACTCTGATGATGCAGAAGATCAAGCCGATGAAGCATACAACACAGAAGAGTTAGTCGAAAAGATAGACGAAGATGAATGGGATACAAAAAACGAAGAGATTATAGAAACAGAAGCACAGGAGATCTAATGAGCATCAAAGACGAGCCGTGGTTTAACGACCCGTTTGAATGGTACGAGCAAGAAAATTATCCAGAGATTGTAGGCATAGCAGTAACAGATAAGGTTGCGCTTGATTTTCTTCAAGCACTATACCAAATCTATAAGTTACTTGAACGCAATGATAGAACAAAAGCAATGGAAGATGCCAAGCAGCTAGCAATACTGCTACTAGCTAGTGCATTTGATTATGCTGAAGAAGCAATAGATGAATTAATTATTAGAGAAGTAGACGCAGTAGATATAGATGCTGCATTCGCAGAAATGGTAGAGGAACAGAATGACTAGACGTAATCCATACACAGTAATTGGTACGCACTGTGAGTACGAAGTTAATACAGCACATGACCTAATGGTACAAGCTGGACTTAACTGGCGAGTAGAGTTACATAATGTATTTATAAAAGGTGAGACACAAGATGTCGAAGTACCTGATAGATATGCAACAGTTAAGTATGCTGGTGCTGGAGCTGAACCACTAGCAGTAGTAGGTTCACGATACAAAGTGTTACAGAATGATGAGATTTTCTCATGCCTTGACGACATCGTTAGTAACAGCGATGCACGTTACGGTGCAGCAGGAGAACTCAAAGGTGGCAACGTAGTATGGGCAACCATTGAACTACCAGCTAACGTAACAGTTGGCGATGATCCACACAATGCATATGTAATTGCACGTACATCACATGATGGCAGCATGCCATTCCAGATGACACCAGTAGTTAATCGCATTGGATGTACCAATCAAATCAATGCAGCCATGATGAGTGGTAAAGCTAAGGGTATTTACTATCGTGTTAAGCATAGCCCTAACAGTAGCATCAACCCAGATGATATCAGAAAAGCATTTAAGATTATGAACGAAGACGTTCAGAAGTATGCAACAGTATCATCATACCTACGTTCAATTGAATTCAGTAACGAAGAGTTCAAGAACTTTATCAAGCGAGTGTACCCACTACCTAGCAAGATTGAGTTCTCACCATATGAGATGCTTAGTGCAGGTGAACGTACATCTAAGACAAGAACAGAACGAAACAGAGCAAGTGCATGGAACGTATGGATTGGTGAGACAGACACGCAACACAACATTAAGAACACTAAGTTCGGTGCATTCCAAGCTATCGTGGAAGCAACCGATCACTTCAGTAAGGACTATAGCAAACAAGCAAGCAAGATGATTCTTGGAACAGACATCGCAGTTAAGTCACGAGCACTACAACTATTAGGAGTAAGCAATGGGTCTTGATATGTACCTAAATGTAAGTGAAAGAATTAGTAGCCATGATTTTCATAGGACTGATAACGGAAATAGCTTTACTGAAAGCCCTAGATACAATGATGTTATTGAAGCAGCAGGTATCAAGGTAAAAGATAACATGGCATCATCAGTATCAGTAGAGTGGACTGCTATCTATTGGCGTAAAGCTAATCAGATTCACAACTGGTTTGTAACTTACTTAGCTAATGGAGTTGATGAATGTCAGCGTATATCAGTAGGTAGAGGTGATTTAGTTATACTACATGATAGATGCAGTACATTACTTGACACCAGATCAAATGAATTAGCGATGGAATTACTACCACCAGCGTCAGGATTTTTCTTTGGATCTATTACAATTGATGAGTGGTACTGGCAAGACATTGAAGAAACACACAAGCAACTGACTGAGTTACTTGATGAGATCACAGAAGAAAACAAATGGAACTATGAGATTGAGTACCAAGCATCATGGTAGATGACGATAATGTAATTGAAATTGTAGGATACAGAACAGAAGAACTAGAAGCAGATCACTTTGCTATCATGGGATACAGAGCTGACGTGTTACTAAGTCCAGATACATTAGAGTATTTACAAAAGATTAATGAAGTTGTTATGGAAGGTGAAGCTATGTGGTTTAAAAGTTTAACTACATGTAAGTATGATCCATACACAGGAGATGTGTTTGATGTTTCAGATTAATGAAAACGAAACAGCAGCATGTGATGGCATGGATGTTAACTTCTTCTATCCAGTAGGAGAAGACAATGAAGACAATGCATGGGCAAAAGATAATGTTTATCCACAGCTGAGGAAAGTCTGTGGAAACTGTGATGTTATTGATAAGTGTAGAGACTGGGCTATTAAGCACGAAGAGTGGGGATTCTGGGGTGGAATGTCCGTCTATGAACGCCGTCAATGGAGAAAGAAATATAACATTAAGTTAGAACAACCATGGACCTCAGGGTTCTTGAGAGGAATAAAGTAATGGAATGCTGTGAACTAGACATAGAAGAACTATACAAGCAAGAAGATGAAGATGTCTGCGAGTCGTGCTATGATCGTATCGAAGCACACATTGAAGACATGATGCTTAGTAGAGCTAAAGAAGACTTCTATGATAGGAATAAAAAATACCATGATAACTATTAACGGACACGAACTACCAGCACACGTATCTTATTCAGCACTAACAACCTACCTTGACTGTGGTTGGAAGTATTATCTAACACGAGTGGAAAAAGTTATTGAACAACCAACCTGGTATTTAGCAGGTGGTAGTGCAGTACACACAGCGACCGAGATGTATGATAAAGAACTATTTGAAACAGAAGGTAAGTAATGAATAAGTATTGGGACGTAGCATGGGCTGCACAACAACAAGAACAACTAACAAAAACAGGTGTTGATCAGGCACAATGGCGAGCGTCAGGTCGTGCAACTAAAGCTAATCCCAACAAAGAAGATGGTGATTGGTGGAACGTTAATGGTGCAGCAATGGTTGACTCGTGGATTACATGGCGTAACGGCACACATCCACTAGTACTATGGGAACCACAACCTGGAGTACCAGCTATTGAACTAGGACTTACACCTATCTGGAATGACATACCAGTACAGATGCACATTGATAGAGTAATGATCAATGAAGATGGTGAACTAATTGTAGTAGACATTAAGACTGGTGCAAGAACACCATCGTCTGACTTACAGTTAGCTTTCTATGCTGCAGGTATGGAAGAAATGTTTGGCATTAGACCACGCTATGGTACATACTGGATGGGTAGAACTGGACAGACAGATGAGTTGATTGATCTTGATTACATCAGCAAAGAAGATATCATTGAGATTGTTACTAAGTTTGATACAGCACGTAAGGCAGAGCTGTTCATGCCCAACCTCAATCATTGTATAATGTGTAACGTTAAGAATGAATGCAAGTACAAAAGAAAAGGATAAAAGAAAACACTATGGAAAGTAACTACGTAGTAAACGTAAAGACAAAGGTAGGTACTATCATTACCGTACGCGGTACTGATGCTACTGAGTTTGAAGCTAACATCAACGCTCTTATTGGTAATGGTATCAATAACAGTATTGCTGCAATGGAAGAGTTGTTTCTTGGAATGCAACCCAGTCAACCCAGTAACACAGGAGTCAGTACAGTGGTTGCTGCGCTAGGTGGCACAGTAATTAGTGAGACACCTATTCCAGTAGCAGCACCAGCAGCAGTGTTCGCACCCGTAGCACCACCAGTAAGCAATGCAACTATTACAGCAGGCACAGCCAGCAGGTCTTGCATTCATGGTGTAATGACTAAGCGTGAAGGTGAAGGTCCTTATGGACATTACAAAGCCTACATGTGTCCAACAGCAAAGGGTACGCCTGATCAGTGTAAAGCTATCTATCTAAAGAGTAACGATCCAGATTACGCTACGTTCTAGCACACAAGTTTGGAGGGGTAGTGTAGTGGGGAAGGCTACCTACCCCTTCAATTATTATTGGAGATAAATGAAAACATTAAGCAGAGCAGTAGGTCGTCCTGACATTGGTGGTGAGCCAATGCCTACAGTATTCAGGACATTCGATGCAAACCAAATTGTATTGAGACGAGCAGAAGTAAGTATGATTGCTGGCACACCAGGTGCTGGTAAGTCTACGCTTGCTCTAGCTTTAGCATTACGTATGCAAGCACCAACGCTATACTTATCAGCGGATACTAATGCACACACTATGGCTATGCGTTTGTATTCTATGATTACAGGAGTATCACAAAGTGAAGCAGAGAAAATCATATCGGAAGACCCAGTCAATTCTAGGAATAATCTTGCTCTTGCCAGCCATATTTATTGGAGCTTTGATTCTGCCCCTAGTCTTAGTGATATCGACGACGAGGTTACCGCGATTGAAGAACTACTTGGAGAAGCACCTGCCCTAATTGTTATTGATAACCTTATGGATATCAGCATGGACGGCGGAGAAGAATTCAGTAACATGAGATCAGCACTTAAAGAACTTAAGTACTTAGCAAGAGATACCAACGCCGCTATCCTAGTGTTACATCACACACAAGAGGGTTATGTCGGAGACCCATGCCAACCAAGATCATCCTTGCAAGGCAAGGTAGCACAGTTACCTGCACTCATCCTTACCGTTGGACAGAGTGGCAATGGACTACTAGGTGTAGCTGCAGTTAAAAATAGATACGGTAAAGCAGACCAGTCTGGTAAGTCACCAGTATGGTTACAATTTAATCCAGAGTATATGTTTATAGCAGATATGGAGGAAGCAAGGTAATGGAGCGTATTAATTGGGATACCAATAACACACCAGACTACGACGACGACGATGAGTAAATTCGGTTGGTGTCTTGGTCACGATACAGAACAGCAGCACAGTAAATGTCCTAAAGAATTTACTAACAACATACAAAACTATACATTGAAATGTGATTGTGAATGCCATGAGCAAAAGTAAACAAAAAGGTACGGCTGCTGAAACAGCAGTGGTTAACTGGTTAGTAAGTAAAGGACGTAAGCATGTCGAACGACGATCTCTTAACGGAGTCAATGATCGAGGTGACATTGCAGGTGTGCCTGGAGTTGTACTCGAAGTAAAGAACTGTGTCAAGATGGAACTATCAGCGTGGTTAAAAGAACTAGAAGCTGAAATGATTAATGACAAAGCTGACACAGGTGTAGTAATACATAAGAAAAAAGGAACACAAGATGTTGGACTATGGTATGCAACCATGCCAGTAAACATCTGGTTTAAACTAATAGAAGAAGCAGGATACTAATGGATGTACCACCTATTGCTGCTATCATAGAGCACTATGGTGGCAGACTAAGAAGAGACTACGGTAGTTGGCAAAAGATTAAATGCCCATTCCATAGCGATAGTCACGCATCAGCAGGTGTATCAGTAACGGACAACATCTTTGTATGTCACGGCTGTGGAATTAAAGGCAATGCATTTAACGTAATCAAACTACATGAAGGAGTAAAATACGGTGAAGCTATCAAGATCGCAGAAGGTATTACTGGAGAAAGCTACCAATCATTACGAGCAGCATCTGCCATTGGCAGAAGAATATCTACTACATCGAGGAATAAGTCTAGAGATAGCGGAAAGAATTCGATTAGGAGTCGTCGCTGATCCACTACCTGGACAAGAACAATTTATAAATAGATTAGCTATCCCTTACTTAACACCAACAGGTGTAGTTGATGTAAGGTTTAGATCTATGGGACCAGAAGAACCTAAGTACATGGGTATGGCAGGAACTTCTACTAGGTTATACAATGTAAATGCCCTGCATACAGCAGGTAATTTTATTGCAGTATGTGAAGGAGAAATAGATGCTATCACTCTTAGTTATTCTTGTGGCATTCCTGCTGTGGGTGTGCCTGGAGCTAATGCTTGGAAGCGGCACTACGGAAGATTACTGGCAGACTTTGAAACTATCTATGTGTTTGCTGACGGTGATCAGCCTGGCTCTGATTTTGCAAAGAGTCTAAGTAAAGAGTTTAATAGTGTTATCATTATGCAGATGCCAGATGGAGAGGACGTTAACTCAATGTTCTTACGTAATGGATCTGCTTACTTCACAGAAAAGATTGCAGCATGATGACTAAAGAATTTAAAAGAAGTGACCTATGGGAACTAGAAGAACATGAAAGAAAATTAAAGGAGTACAACGATGCAAGAATTCAGCGAACAAGAAATCAATCACATCTTCCAAGCCCTGATAAACATGGGACTTCAAGTAAGCAACGTGAAGTACTCGAACGGGTTGACACTTACATTAAAGCGACCAGTACTAAAGTGAAGCCACCACTAGAGTTTGAAGCTGCAGTAATAGCCCGCAAAGCTATTGATTTATTAATTAAAAAGCATGAAGACTATGGACCAGCTAACATCTCTGATGCTCCAGGTGGACCATTGAATGGACTAAGTGTAAGACTGCACGACAAAGTAGCAAGACTAAATCATTTACTATCTAATGATAAAGAACCAAAGAACGAAGCTATTGAAGATACATTCATTGACATTCTTAACTATGCCTTAATTGCTTTACTAGTAATTGAAGGCAAGTGGGATAATACTAAGTAGGTACATATGAAAACAGTTGTAGTGATTCCAGATATGCAAGTTCCTTACCATGATCCACGATCAGTACGTGCAGTACAAAACTTTGTAGGTGACTACCAACCAGATGAACTCTTCTGTGTTGGTGATGAAGCAGATAGTCCTGAACCATCACGATGGAACAAGGGATTAGTTGGTGAGTATGAAGGTACATTGCAAGCAGGTCTAGATCGTACTGCTGCCATTATGAAAGAGTTTAAAAACAAACTAGGCGATAAGCCTTTCCACACAATGAGGAGTAACCACGGTGACAGAGTCGAACATTATGTTAAAAGATACGCTCCCGCCCTTGCAAGTCTGCGGGAATTGGAATACTCCAAGCTTTTACATTACAGCGAAAACGAAATTACCTATCACGATAAACTATGGGAGTTTACGCCAGGATGGGTACTGGCACATGGAGATGAAGGCAACATCTCAAGGCAAGCTGGCGGCACGGCTCTGGCTTTGGCTCGCAAAATTGGGTCTTCAGTTGTCTGTGGGCATACGCATAGAGCGGGAATTCAACATGAGCACCAAGGTTACAACGGCAAGATTCACAGTCGTCTCTACGGAGTTGAAGTCGGACACCTTATGGATCTTAGCCAAGCGTCATATCTAAATACTGGTAGTGCTAACTGGCAACAAGCATTTACTATTCTCTACATACGTAGAGGTAACGTAACTCCTGTTGTTGTTCCTATCAATGGACGATCTTTTGTAGTCGAGGGTAAGACGTATGAGTTCTAATGGAATTGTTTATGAGATGTACCATGCCATGGTCAAGCAGATTGGTTCAGAATTTAAACGCAAATACCAGATGGTTGAGCGTGAAGATATTGAACAACAGTTATGGCTATGGTTTGCTGAACATCCTAACAAGATAGAAGAATGGTTAGCTCTACCTAATCAGAAAGATAGAGATAAACTATTTGCTAGATCACTACGTAATTCAGCACTAGACTATTGCATCAAAGAGAAAGCACATAAGTCTGGTTACAATGCAGAAGATAACTTCTGGTACAACAAACAGTTCATTAAGCTTATGATTCCTGCTGTACTTAGTGACGACTGGACTAAGTTCAACAACACACTAAGTAATATGGGTCGCACTAGTAAAGCACTAGCAGAGTCAGGTGACTTCATGGCATTTAGTTCTGATGTTAAAGTTGCTTTCGATAAACTAAATGACAGAGAGAAATCATTAGTTCATTTATTTTATGGTGAGCAAGTAGATGGTGCTGAACTACAAGAGCGAGTAGATGCTGACAAGTCACAAAAAGCAGTGATGATGGAAGCTAACAGAGCAGTCAACAAAATGGTCAAGATACTTGGTGGTAATCCACCAGTAAGAGATGAAGACTACCTCAGTAATACATAAAAAATAACCCCTCTTAGGGTGGTAGGTACTAAGTTCATACTCTACTACCCCAGAGGGGATTATAATTTATTATCTATTAAATTTTCTTAGCTTTAATCTGACGACCATCAAGTACTATAGGTGCAGCACCGTTATGCCACACCCAAAAACCAATAGGCATCTTAGGGTTACAGTCAATAGTATGTGACCAGTGAGAATGGTAAGTAGAACCAGCCCAACCAGATGTGTTCTTGTCATCGTGACCAGTCTCATCTAACTGATCTGTACCTGGGTAACGACATAGACGACCACGTAGTACATCTCCAGCACCAGCGGGATACTCAACACGTAGTACTACAGTCCATTCCCATACACCAGTTTCAGGAACTACAAACTTATCTTTGCCTTGGAACTTTACGTAAGTCCAAGTCTTAGGTGGAATAGATTGCTTGGCTTTACCTGATTCATCCTTAAATAAAATACCACTCATAACGCAAGAACCTTTGCTGGATCTAGGTCTTTACTGGTGCTCCAGCGAGGTCCATTTCTGAGCTCTACGTGAAGATGGGGACCTGATGAGTTACCTGTATTACCAGATTTTCCGATGACCTGATTCTTGGAAACCTTATCGCCTGGCTTGACCAGCGACTTGCTTAAGTGAGCATAGATAAAGAATGTTCCATCAGGCAAGGCTTCTACAATTTGTACGCCATATGATTTTCCCCAGTTAGCATTAGCAACTACGCCATCAGCAACTGCAAGAACTTCTGTACCTACTGGTACTGCAAAATCACAGCCCGTGTGGTAACCTTTTGACCACATCTTCCCATGGCGTTTATATTCGCACGTGATCTTTCCATCTTTGATTGGCAAAGCCATTAGTCTTTATCCTCTTCTCTTAGTGGTATAGTTACTAGCCACAGAATAAAACCAACCATGATTAAAACTCCTGTAACTTTCTTTGCACTGCCATCCAACGTAAAGTAAGCAATGCCGAGTCCGACCAAGGTGTATGTCTCAGCCGTAATTTCTTTAAAGTACTTCTTGATCTTGTTAAACAATTACTTAAGTCTCCTGACTTGAGCTAGTTGACCTACGATTACTGCAGCCACTACGACACCTTGAGATTCTTCTCTTTCTTCTGGTGTCATGTCACTTCCGATAGCCATAATTGCCTCAGCAGCAGCTGCAATCTGTACAATTCCAGGTACATTTTCTAGGTAGGTTGGTAGTTGGATACTAACCTCTTCTAAAAACTGCTCTGTGTCGCTTACAGGGGCAGCAATCGCTATTGTAGGCTCTGGTTCTGGGGTTTCTTCAGGGACTATTTCAGGGGTTGGAGCTTCTATAGGAGTAGGGGAAGGGTCAGGCTCAACTTCTACAACTTCTTCCACAGATTCTGATGGAATAGGAGTTGGCTCTGGTTCAGGTGTAACACTAGGGGTTACTACTGGGACTGGTTCTATGATAGGCTCAGGGGATGGTGATTCACTTTGAGTAGGTTCAGGTATTGGCGTTGGCTCTGGGTCCAAACTTGGTACAACACTTGGGACTGGCTCAGGTTCTACAGTCTCCGTAGGTTCTGGCGTAGGTTCAATAACGACAGGAGTGGGTGACGGAGCAATACCGTTGTAGTATCTGAGTGGACTATCTACTGGTAGTTCATCACTAACGTACGTTGTGTATGGTCCAGCATATCCACCCTCACACCATAGCCTTGGTATTTCACCACGACCATTAAAGAATTGATTACTGTTATCCCATCCAACTTGATACGTACGCTCTTCACCCTGCTCGTTAGCACAGATGATTGTAGTCATTGCTGATTCAGCGAAGGCACCAGTTGGACTGAACACCATTAACGAACCTACAATAAAAGAAACAATCCCTAACTGGATTTTTCTTTTCAATTGTTACTTAGACTTCTTCTCGTTAGCTTTAGCAAATGAGTCATTGATTTCTTTATCATCAAGTCTACCATCACCAAGGTAGCCACGAGCTAAAGATTCAGATACAACTGCAACACCCATGATTGCTGCTAGTGCAGCAGACTTCCAAGTATCAATACCCAGTAGTGCACCAGCACCAAGGGTACCCATAACGGATGCAATAACTACAGCTACCATGCGACCTGAGATGTCTTTGATTTGCTTCTTACTCATTTATAGTTTCCTAACTGTTACTAGTAATGTGCCACCAAAGCCACTACTATTTTTATCTGGAGAAGATTCATTACTAAATCTAACTTCTTCAATTACGCCATTATATTTTTCACCAGTACGGTAGTCAGTTACATTAACAAACTTACCTGTCTCTTCAATAGATTCAATGCGCTGGATATATTCCATAGCACGACCATCGTAGCCAAAGATAGAGTTGTATCTATCCATCTCATTGTCATAACAAGATAGTGGATACTGATACAAACGTTGACGACGTGTAGCTGGCACTGCCTTAATCTGGTAAGCCTCAAGTACTGGTAGTTCTTGGTCATCTGTTACGTTGTTAAATACAAACTTAAGGGATATGTATTCTTGCTTGTTTTCAAGAGTACTAGTCATAAGTACATCTTGATTACTTAGACCCTCGGACAAGATAGCCAGTGAACTTGTAGTTCCATTCTTGTCAATGGTGTACACGGTAACGTTGTCACCTTGACCAGTTGTGCACTGTACGTTTAGGTAACGGAAGAACTTAGGTTCAACCGTACCGTAACGAATCTTACCTGTTTGTAACCAACCACTTGAACGCTTAAGTGAACTATGTTCAACTTGAAGTTCACCAGTTCCATCTTCCTGAACAACCATAACTAAACGATTGTTTAAGTTATATACTTCAGTTGCTTCTGAACTTGATGGTTGTAAGTTTGTCTGATACTCAAGATCGTATGCGTATGCAAAAGTTCCATCATTAAATGATTGAGTTAAGTCAATACGAATTAGTATGGCATTTGTGTAAGCACCAGCATCTGCTTTAGTCGCAGCGTAAATGTATGTACCACGTTCAGTAAATCCATTAACTGGATAAGAAGTTTCAACTAACAAAGGACCAAGAATTAAATCACCATCAGTACCAATTGAACAAATTCTTACTCCCCTATTGGTTCCAACAACTAAGTATCCTAAGTAGAAGTGAATTGCTTTAACTAACTCACCATCAGGAAGGGTAACACTTACAGTTGAACTAGATACGTCTGGAAGTAACGTTCCATTATTTGTGGATGTTGGCGTACCATCAAAAGGTATCTTCCAAATCTCACCGCTATTACCAGCATTTCCTGAAGCGTAAATGTGTGTTTGTCCACCAGCAATGTCATTCCAAACAAAGGTAGAATCAAGGTGAGTTCTGGAGTCATATTGTTTGCCAGCAGGTAGTGCCCCACTGTGTGCGTTAGTGTTTCCTTGACTGTCATCCAAAAGATTTAGTACATGATTTTCACCAAAGAAAATAAATCCTTTAGCATACTTAACAAATGCATTTGTAGTAGCACTATGTCTAGCAAATACCACATCAGAATCTAATGTACCAACAGTTCCTCTATGTATAGCACCAGTGCAAGTAGCGTAGTATTTTCCACCAGATGTTGTTACTGAGGTAAATGGGAAATCAGAACCACTATGTCCCTGTGGGTATGAAGTTGCTGTGTGGACATAGTTTGCAGTTGTAGCGGCAGAGTTATCATTAAGGGTAATTCTTTTTAGTACACCATTAGCATCACCAGATACAAGTACATCAGTACCAGCATTGTTGCCAGTAGCAGCATTGATTCCAGCAGCACCTGTGTACGCATGAAATACATCTGGAAGTAATGTAGCTTCTCCAATAGTCCATACATCTATACCGCGACTATCAGCAAACCTATGCGTTACATGCTCCAAGTCTGTGCCTGGTTCATAGAATGAAATACCGCTACCATTATGCCAAGATGTTTGTGAACGTAGCCACCAACCAGTAAGCGATTGCTCGCCTGGTTCTGGACTGTTATCAAACTGATCCTTCTTGTATGGAGCAGTCTCACGACGATATGGATTCTGATTATTAACAGCAACAATAAATGGTAAATCATCAATAACAATATCGTAAGCTATATCAGTTAAATTAAATGTTGCTTCTGTTGATGTAACAGCAAGGTCAATCGGGACATCTTCTGTAATGTCATAAGTAGGCACTTATGCTCCTTAGAATTTAATAATGTAATTGACTACGATGTATGGTTGCAAGTTATTGTGCGCCAATCCGCCACCAGTTGTACCAACCGATGGTTGAGAATCACCAATACCATTGGCTGTAACACCACTACTTCCACTGCCATAATCATTGCCTGAATCAAATACAATTTGACCACTATGATTATGAGCTGGTATTTGTGTTACGTCAAGAGTTACTTCTTTTACTCCACCAGTTTCAGCAAGTGCATCAAACTCTACTTGAGTTGAGTCAAGTCCAACAGGAACTTTACCCTTTAGGTTAGGAACATTAAATGTAGTTGTAGTGTCACCTGCACCATAAGTTGTACCAATTACACCAAATAGCGTTGCATACGTAGTACGTGATATTGCTTGCCCATCACATAAAAAGTAACCACCAGGTATATTGTTACTAGCACCAGCATAAGGAACAATTACACCAGCAGGTACTGCAACAGTAATAGCAGCACTTAACGCATTTAATTGAGTTTGAATAGAAGAAGTAACACCATCTACATAGCTAAGTTCAGTAGATGTTATAGTTCCTACTGAAGTTGTTGATGGTAGTACTACTGTTCCAGTAAATGTAGGACTAACACTAGGTGCTTTAGCATCTATTTGTGTTTGAATGCTAGATGTAACTCCATCAACATAATTAAGTTCAGCAGTAGATGCAAGTACACCATCCATAATATTAAGTTCTGCTGTGCTTGCAGTAATACCATCAAGTACATTTAACTCTGTTGATGTAGCAGTAAGAGTAACATTCTCATTAATTTTTGGTGTAGTTAATGTTTTGTTAGTAAGAGTTTGTGTGTTTGTTGTACCAACTACAGCTCCTGTAGCACCATGAACAGCAGTAGCATCAATGTGGTTCTGTGCATCTTGCAAGTCACGACCAGTAATCATGTGCTTTACTATCTGCCCAGCAGTGTGTGTCTGTGCAGTAGTGCCATCCTGAGCACGAGTAACCTTTAAAGTTGGTGCAGATACACCAGACTGGTCTGCATCAACAGTAATAATTTCTTCAATTGCCGTGTCTGGGTTAAGTACCAAAGTATACGGTGGACTAGGAAGATTAGTTATGTTGTCAAGAGTAATCTGAGTAGCAATGTTAGATACGTTACCTGCTAATGCTTTCTCAGATGCAATGGAAGAGTAATTGCGTGCCATGATTTACCTATCTTGTAAAGTGGATTCTAGTTGGGTTACGATCAGTTAACTTTCGACTTTCTTCAGCAAGTCTCTTGTCATATAATGCAAGTAGATACTTAGCAGTGTTAGTACCAGCACCATAAGAACGACCAGCAATTTGTGACTGTTGATCAGACTCAGCAGAACCAAAGGTCAAACGACCTGGATCTACGAATGAAGCTAGCCGCGCTGAAGCACCAAGAACAATTACATCCTTACAAGATTGCGGTAAGCCAGTAACAATTTCAAAATCATCATCATTATTATCCATTACAACTGGAGCAGAAGTGTAAAATATTTGTACAGTTCTTCCAGGTTCTATGCCAGAGTATAAGCTAATACTATTTTTAGAATTAAAAGCACTAGTGTTAGCCATAGGATCAACACGCCAGCCACGAACAGGAAGCCATTCTTTAGATGGACCAGTAGTTTGAAAAGATACTCCAAGTACAGTTTCTACTTCATCTGGTAAAGCATACGTTGATCTAGCTGTTGAGTAAGAAAATGTATGAGTATCAGTAGCATATAGATCTGGAAACACAGCTTGAATAGTATCGTTAATAGCTTCTTTAATATCAACAGATGGGAAGGTGGGAGATACAATTACACGTGCACCAACTGCATGACTAGAAGCAGTTGTACCATTGTAACCGCGACCATAAGGAGGAATACTAAGTACACCAGTGTTGCGGTCATATGAATCTACATAAATAAGTTCATCATCAATTTGAATAATACCAGTTGAGATATTGGTGGCAGAAGCAACAGTAATACTAGTAGCCGTTGTATTAACGGCAGCAGTAAGGTGTGTTTGACGATCTTGACGCAGTGTAAAACCTGCTAACTTGCGTGATACTTCATCAGTCATTTGACTAAACGTAGCCATTACTTACCCTTCATTAGTTCATCACGAATTTTCATAAGAAGCTTTCCAAGTTTGTTTTGTCCCTTGCCATTAACTTCTCCCCAGAAAGTATCTCCCCAGGTATTACCTTCAATTAAATCTACATCTCCAGTATCAAGTAACTTCTTTTTTAGTTCTGGATTCTGTTCAAACTTTGCACGTAAAGCTTTTTCCATAACTTCTTCACGCATCTGATTCCAGTTTTTGCGAAGTGTTACAGTTTTACCAATCCTCTTTGCTTCCCCTGCTGTTTTAGCAGCAAGAATTTTTGCACGTTCAGATGGATCAATAGTCTTTGCTGCTTGAAAAGCATGTTCAACAGTTGGATATTCAACTCCACCTAATTTAACTGGAGAGTCACTCATGTTAGACAAGAAAGAATTTTCTCCCCTAAAAGAATTAATTGGTTTTGTTTTAAGTGTTTTAAGTTTATCTTCTAATATTTTAATTTCATCATCAGCAGCTTTTATTTCTTTAAGTTCATCTGCGGTATGAGGAATGCTAGGATCTTTAGTATAGTATGTATTAAGAACATCGTCTTGCATTATTGCAATTTTTTCTTCTAATTCATTTTGTTCTGTATACTTTTTGGGATCGCCACTTTTATTAGGTTTAGCTTTTCTTATTTTAGGAACACCACTTATGTAAGTTTTAGTAGGTCTAGCATATCTATCAGTAGCAAGACCACTGCTAGTAAAAGGATATCTTAATCTTTCTAATGCTCGCCTAGTTATTTCTTCAGAAACATTTACAGCTTTAACAAACTCTTCTTCAGGAATAGCTTTCTTTAAAGTTAATAATTGTTTTTGATACTTTTCAATTAAGTCTAGGTTTTTACTTGATTCTGTTTTTAAGTTTTGAAGCACATCTTCTGATGCACCTTTTCTTTTTCTTGTGTTTGCCTTATTAAAAGATTCTAACTTTCGTATTTCTGCTTGTAATTCTGCAAACTTTTGAGCAGGCATACTTAAACCTTCTCGAAGATCGTTATCCATTTTTGCTCTTAATGGAACTTTAATTGCAACTACTTCAGGATCAGGAACTTTTTTAGTATAACTTGTTCCAGTGCCAGGCTTAAGTTCAGTTAACATATTATCTGGTAAAGCTTCATCAACAATAGCTTCTGACTTACCAGCTTTAGCAGTATCAGATATATCTTCTTGATATCTAATTAAAGATTCAGTCGGCTTAATATCTCCCTTTTCATAAAGTATATTACCCTTTGCATCAACTTCTCTTTTTTGAGCAAACTGTTGTTCTGGAAGATTTGATTCATACTTTTTAAGTATTGCCTCACCTTCTACAGCATCAACAACTTTTTCTTCAAATTCTTTTTCAAGATCTTTAAGACTACGTTGAGCATTTTTTAATTCTTCAGGGCTAAGTGTTTTCTTTATTTTTTGAGACTCTATTAATCTAATAAGAGAAAAGTAAACGTTTGTTACTTCTTTAGCATCAGCATTAGCAATGCTTTCATTAGACTTAATTAATCTTTCAACAATTCTTTGAATTTCTTCAGGAGTATATTCGCCAGCACGAACATAATCTTCTACTTCTTCTGGACTTTTACCTTTAAGCATTTTCTTTTCTTCAGGAGTTAAACGAGCAATTCTTGAAGTAATTTCATCTTCAGTAAATTTTCTTTTATCGTAGTATTGAGAACTTTCAATATCTTTTGCATTAAGTTCTTCTTTAGTTAAAAGTTGTTTTTTTCCACCACTCATTGCAATAGCATCGTCAGCTTCTTGCAATAAATCTCTATCACGATTAAATGGATCAATTTCTTCATCCATTGGACGTGTGTATTTTTTACCTGGCAATCCCTTTTCGGCAACAGCTGCTTTAGTAGGAAAACTAAACTCACCGCCCTCGCGCTTAAGTATGCTTTCACCTACTTCATAAGCAGGAGTAGGTTCTCCCATACCAGCACGACCAACACGTTCAACTGGTTGATCAAACTCTCCGCCAAAACTTTGCTTTGGTTTTTCAGGTATGTAACCTTGACGCTTCATAGTAAGAGCATCATCTAAAGTTCTAGAAGCAGCACGCTTAGCAGCAACAGATGCTGCATCACTAGCAACTACTTTGCTTGAAGCTTTAATAACGGTATTTAAAGCCTTAGCACTAAGCATAGTAATTTTAGCTGGAAGTACAACAAAGGAAGCAGCAGTTACACCAACGTTCACTAAGTCGCCCCAAGATCCTTGACCCTTAGAAATCTTGTCAAGTGATTTAGTTGCAAACATAAAGTCAGCAATTTCAGCTACAAATCCTCCGCCAGTATCAGGTGTTGTTGCTGCTGCTTGAGTAGCCATTTACCATTTAACCTTATCTGCCCAGTATGCTGCGGACATTTTGCCCTTTGAAATATTAGATGCGTGACGTGCTTTGAATGACCGTCTACGTGCAGCATAGGAGGCTGACTCCCCAGATTTCTTAGGGGAGCCAGACACACCTTGCTGACCAAAGCGAATAGTTTTAACTTGTTCACCAACTTTAGCCACAACTACATGTGACTTCTTGGGATGGTTAGGTGTACGCTTTGGTTTGTTGTAGCCAGAAACACCAGCACGTGCTAGACGTGGATCTTTCTTAGCTACCATAATTTACTGACTACCCTTTTTTGGAGTAGCCTTTGCAACAACTTTTTTAGCTGTTGACTTGCTTTTAGAGGTTACCTTAGTAGCAGTAGATTTAACCATACTAGCTGCTTTAGGTGCCATCTTCTTAGCTGCCTGAGTAGCCATCATCGCACCTCTACCAGCTGGAACTATAGCAGCACCAACTGCAACAGCAGTACCAGTTCGCTTTTGAAACTCTGCTTTACGCTTGTCATTAGCAGCTTTGTTAACAGTAATTGTACCACCAGTACGAGAACCCATAGTTACGGTTTTCTTTGAAGCAGATACTCGTCCATCTCTACCAGTCTTAGATCCTGGTCCACCCATAGGTGGCTTAGGCATCTTAGCACCAGGTCCACCTGGCTTAGTTGTAGATGAAGAACCAGAACCAGTTCCAGTTACATTACCTACACGAGTCTTACCATAAAAACGATTCAATGCTTCACGCATTGCTGGATCATTCTTATACTTAGCAATAGCTTTTTCTGGAGTCTTTTCTGCTCGTAGTTTATCTAGTTGAGCAGCAGTTACTTTAGTTGAACTATCAAAGTTTGTTTTTTTCCAAGCATCTTGCTTAGCCTTACTCATTGCATTCCAGCCCTTAGGCTTAGGCTTTGCCATATTACTTACCCTTCTTAGTTGACTTAGGCATAGCAGGGACTGCTGGTACCTTAGGCATGTTGTAATTTACTTTGTCAATACCTTTGTAAGAGCCTGGCATTGTAGGCATTTCGTGATCGTAGTTAACGTGATTACATCCACATGAAGCACACATTACTTGCTTCTCCTATTGTAATTTGAAGTAGCAGAAGAATTAATCTTTGCTCCTTGAGCTTTCATTTTGTTTTTAACACCTTGTTTAACATTTTTTTTAGCTACAGAAGGAACACCTTTAGTTCCCCAAGGATCCATTTTTGATTGAGTTACATTTGTGTTTTGATTTACTTTACTTACTTTAGGACCTTGCTTTGTAATTTTAGCACCTGCATTGCCCTGACGATTTTGTAATTTTCTATTTGTATTAATTTTTTTTATATTTGATTCAAGGGTTTTTCGTCCTGCTTTACTAATTTTATTTTTTGCAGCAGCAGCCTTAGCCTTAGCTACATCTTGCTTGTCACCTTTAGCCATATTGTTTTCCTTTATAGAGCAGAACCGAATGCGTGTCCTGTTTTGTTACTTACATCTACTGCCTTCTGAATCTGTGCAGTAGAAGTTCCGTCTGGTTGTATACCTTGAGCGCGAGCATCACGGTAAGCTTTAAGTTCGTTGTTCCATTTCTTATTGGTCCAACCATTGTTAACTAGATTACCATTGGCATCACCAGTTGACATCTGTATGTTAGAAGCTCTTAGGCAATCGCCCCAAGAGTCATGGTCTTGAGTAGGACATCCAGTTCTACAAGCCATTCTTATAATCCTTTACAGTCTGAGTCATAATAAACTCATAGTTCTTAATCAAGCGTTCGTCATTAGGATTTAAATCAACTGCTTTACGTGCGTATTTCTTAGCAGAACCTTTCTTGCCTAAGTTCCAACATGCAATAGATAACAAGTCATACATTCTCCATGGCATTGACTGGTCAGCTACATAGTGTTTGTAGGATTCATTAGACAGTTCAGTTACTTTCATTGCTGCTTGATAACAATGATTCCACATCTTACGTTCATAGTAATAGAATGCCATAGGCATCCAAGCTTCTAGATCTAGTGGTGCTTCTTCAATGTTGCGTTGATACCAGTAAAGACCTTCACGTTCATTACCTAGCTTGCAGTAGGCTTCACCCATACCACGCCAAGTCTGAGCACGTTCAACATTCCATCCTGGAATATCTTCTAGCTTTTTACCTACATCAATAAGTTCTTGCCACATACCTTTAAAGTAATACTCACGAGCTAAGTAAACAATCATTCGATGATCCGTAGGATCTTCTTGATGCCCTAGTTCTAATAATGACAAATAGTTACTACGAGGTTTATCGTTATCAGGTTGATGAGATACTAATGACTCTACTATAATAAGTTTATCTAAACTTTTATCAATAGGTTCTATAACTTCGTGGCAAGGATACCGCCACTTGTAATTATGTCTAGCATGAATACGATTATTGTTAGCCCAGATGTTACCTGTGTCCCACATAACCCAAGCTCTACCAGTATCAGGCTTCCAGCCTTTACGCAGTAGATCAAAGAAGTCAGGGTCAGGAACTTCATCCATATCTAAAGAGACACAAATGTCTACGTCAGATCGTACTAAATCTAGTGCCATATTTCGTGCCACATCAAACCTAAAGTCGCTTAGCGTGGCTCTGTGGGCTTCTATGCCGTACTGTAAGAGTAGGTCATAGGTGTTATCTTCTGACCCAGTATCTAGGACAATTCGGACATCAGCTTTTTTAGTGGCTTCATGCCACCTACTAATATGTTTAGCCTCATTCTTGGCTATAGCATAGACTGCGATCTTAACCATGCTATTATCCTAGCACACTATGGGCGTAGTGAGGACTTATTAATAGCTACACCCTTGCAGCAATCTGCGTATGATTCACAGTCCTGTGTTGGGCAACCTGTTCTACAAGCCATTACCATTTTCCTATCGGACAAGTTGCTAATTCAAGCTTTACTTTTTGATTCATAATACATCCACACTCTTTACATATTCCAGCAATTAAAGAAGGACAGTTGTAACAAATAGAAAGTCTATCAGTAGCAACTTCATCTATACTTCTTGGATACTTATTTTTATTTAATAGATGCCATGGCTTACTTGTCATTTTTATTTTTTTACCATCTTTGATCTGGACAAGTAGCGTGAGGATTAGTGTGTAAAGTTTTACCTGGACAACTACATTTAGAACAAGTTGTAGTTTCTGGAACCCAGAATGGACACTCAAGACAAATAAGTACACGGCTTTCAATGGTTATTGAGTTCTTGTAATATGGTTCTATTTCCCACTTAAAAGTATCTTCATTCCAAAAGTATGGAAGTGGTTGCCATTCTACTGGTTCTGGTAATGGAGCTTCCCATTTTCCAGTTTCTAAATTTAATGTCCAAGATGCGTAGGGTTTATCAGCAAGAAACATATCCAACTCTTGGTCATATTTCATTCCTGCATTAGCGTAATTTCCACGTATGTTTCCATTATAGGAAGTACGCAAGCAACGCTTGCTATATTCTTCAGAGTAATACTCTTCAGGACTTTTGCCGTCTATAAGATTGTTTTCATCTTCTCCAACAAATACCTGTACAACAATATTGTTTTCATCAAGTAGTGCATAATGAGCCATAATTAAGTTACCAAATCTCCGTTAGCCGTAAATGTATGATAAGTATATCCACCTGATGAAGTGATTGTACCACCAGTTCCTTTTTGTGCACCAAGGTAACGAACTATAACAATACCAGAACCACCAGTAGCATTACCACCAGCACCATTACCAGTATTAGCAGTACCATTAGAAGCACCAGTACAGTTATTCATTCCACGTCCACCAGAGGCATAAACAGTTCCAAGTGATTTCCAGTTAAAACCACCTCCACCATTTCCGTGGGTAGAACATCCAGCAGCAGCACTGCCACCTCCAGTGGCACCACCACCACCGCCTCCTGCAGCACAACAAGCGGTACAAAAAGCACCGCCGCCTCCGCCGTGACCATTTCCAGAAGTTCCACCAACAATACCTGATGAACTATATCCACCAACTGCAGTGTATCCAAATGCAGTGCTAGAACCAGCCCTAGCAGCATATGAACCAGCACCAATAGTTATTGGGTATGTTTGAGCCAGACCAATGGTGATACTTAAATCTTGTGTCTGACCACTTCCACCACCGCCAGAGTAACAGCCGTCACCACTACCTCCGCCCCCGCCTCCAACTATTAAAAGTTCAGCAGCAAAAGAAGTGGATGAAGACTGGTCCCAGACTTTACTTCCTTTTGGAGTTCCCTGAGCAATGGTTGATTTACTTACTTGACGTACAGCCATTAGGTAATCTCCGTACCGTAGATTCCAAACGATAGGTTGGCACTTAATGCATAAACAGTAATTACATCTGTTGTTGCTAAGGTTACGCCAATAGTTAGAACAGTTGTATCGTTTGCAGCAATAGCAACATCATACGCCAAGTAATGTAGATTTGCTAAAGTAGCACCTCCAGGACGAACAGAAATTCGGTAAGAACTAGCACTAGTACCACGATTAGCCACAGTAATAGTTGAAACTACTGCTTGCTTACCAGCACCTACGGTGTAGATATCTGTAGAGGTTGTAGCGGAAGGTGCGCTTTGTGCAAGCACCTTATATGTAAATGCCATGTTAGGCTCCCATCATTAGAAATATGTGAATGTCTTCTGGAATTGTTATTGTTGTCCAGCTAGTATCGTAATCTGTTCCAGAATTTTTAGTTAATATTTGACCAGTTGTACCACCTGTGGAAACACCAGGTCCTACTGGTCCAGTTGGACCCGTAGGTCCAGTCGGACCTGCAACTGTGCTATCTGCGCCAGTAGCACCTGTAGCACCCGTTGCTCCAGTGGCACCTGTTGGTCCTGTCGGACCAGTGACACCAGCAGTACCAGTTGCACCAGTGGGACCTGTAGAACCCGTAGGACCAGTAACAGTTGAGTCAGCACCAGTAGAGCCAGTTGGTCCAGTAGGTCCCGTAGGTCCTGTAGGACCCGTTGGTCCTTGCACGGTACTGTTTGCACCTGTAGGTCCAGTTGCACCTGTAATAGATGGACCAGTAGAACCTGTACTTCCAGTAGGTCCTGTAACGCCTTGGATACCTTGGATACCAGTAGAACCAGTAGCACCTGTACTACCTGTAGGTCCAGTCGGACCTGTATTACCTATTAACCCAGTAGATCCTGTTGATCCTGTAGCTCCTGTTGAACCAGTTGGACCAGTACTACCAGTGGAACCAGTTGAACCTGTAGGACCAGTTGGACCTGTTGGTCCCGTGCTACCTGTAGATCCTGTAGGACCAGTAACACCTATTGCTCCTTGTGGTCCTTGAGAGTTTGAGACAACAATTAATTGTTCGTCTACTGAAATAATTGTATTTGACATTATCTTGTTACCTCTGGTGTCACTGCGAATCTACCTTCTAATAATCTATAAACTTCTCCGCTACTTGATTCAACTTCTAGATCGTATAACCATCTACCAGGTGGGACAGTAGCCATAACTGAAGCAGAAACTGTAACTGATATTACTCCAACACTTGAAAGAGTTATATTTGTTGGGGAAGTTAAGTCTAGTAATTTTGTTGAATTACTAAATGAGCGTCTAACTTGCATCCTTCCAGAGTAACCAGTTAGGTTCCAAGGAGTACCATCATTTGAGACGGTAAATGTTTTTGAAAATGTTGCACCCTGTTTGGCTACAATGTTGTACTTACCACTCATAGTTCATCCTTAAGATGTAATGTAATGTGTTCATCTAAACGCTTTTCAATTCTGTCTACTGTACGAGCAATGTCTGGAAGACTTCTACCACCATTAGCCGTAGGCTGGATAGGATGTGTCAGTTCTTTAATGTAAGATTTTAATGGAGTTACAATAATCCATTTGCCTATTAATGCAATAATACCCAGTGATAACGATACAACAGTCAATGATTCTAACAATGTCATGTTGTAATCACCGTGTAGCCCACTGATTCAAGAGCTGCTTTTTCAGTAGCATTAACAACGTACTCATGTCCACCAAGATAAACTAGATCAGCAAGATCTAAATCATCTTGTGCTGGAAATCTATCTTCATAGAACTCACCATCAAGACGGTAGACAGTTACACCTTGTTTGCGTGTGTAACGAGCAAATAGGTGGTTTCCACCCATAGGTCCTTCGTTCTCTACTGGTGGTACAAATAGGTATGGCATTTAAATCCTTTCAGTACCTAACAACACCCCCACCTTGTGGGTGGGAGTGAAGCTAGTTACTAAACTATGCAATGCTTGAGGATGACTCAATGCGGTACAACGCTTCGTTACGGTAGATAGCGTGTCCTAGAACACCGTACCAACCGATTGGACGCTGACGCATCAAACGATCTACGACTGGACCAATAACCACGTGTGGTTCTTCGGCAACAGCCTCAGCAAGTGCTTGCTGTCCACATAGGAACGTACGGTATACAGAAATGCTTGAAGCACCGTCTGAACCCTTACGTAGACGTGGAGATTCAATGAAGTAAGCACCTTCAAACTGACCAATTTCGCCAGCCCAGATTGCATCATTGCTCTGGTACTCGTGCGGGTTACGCCACGATGCTGCACCAGTTTCGGCACGAAGATCGTGAGACACTTCTGGGTGAATA